CTGGTCTAGTGCAATATTATTACCAGCAACTAATTTCCTAAAGTTTGCAACTCCATCTATTGCGCCGGCATAAACTTCGGCACCGGAGGTACCTGTGTTTACAGCAGATAGAACGTCTAGTCCTTGAAAGTTTTGATTAATTTTAATAAACGCAGCCCTTAGGTCATCGCCTGTTCCGTCATTTAGTGTATTACCTACATTAATTTGTTCTAGTGCCATTGTGTTCTCCGTTTTAAATATTTATGGTATTTTAATGTAAGTCTATCCAGCCAGGAGTACTGTTGTCTCTTGCATATCCTTGAAACTTTCCAGTCGATTCATTGTATACCATCATGCCGACTTCTGGAGTTAACAGGTCAATTTCTGCTTGGGTTAAAATAACTGGACCCTTGTAGATTTCGTCAAAGTTATCATTTACTTTATCCATAGCAACTCTTAGTGTATCACCATTTCCTTCGTTTGGACCTGATCCGATATTAATTGTTTTTTGTACCATTATACTCTTCCTACTACTACTTCAACAGTTCCGTATCCTGCATCAAACTTTTCAGATACTGCCTTCCCAATTATAGTTCCAACGGCTGGATTGTTGTCAACTATTGCATAACCCGTTTTAGCTGCTGTAACCAGTATGTCGCCCTTGGAAACTTTTCCTAGTACATTACAGGGTACACGCCCCTGTAATGCAAGTCCGATAACATGTTTGCCCTTGAGTGCGCTGTTCATCAAGTGTGCAGGGTTTGTTGTTACAACTCCTGCAACGCGTCTGTCACCTTTGGTTGGCGTGGTTGTAACTTCGTTGTCTCCACCGAACACTAAAACAGTTCCTGGTTGATAATCTAAATCACCGAGATAGTTTTCCGCTAAGTCGGCATACATCGCTTCGGTAGCAGTACCGTTAAATGTAGTAGCAAACACTGTATTCCATCTGTTGGCAACACTGCCTATACTCTGGCCGCTGTCTGTTGGCGCGTTAATTCTAGGTAGTAGACTTCCACTTGTTGCATTAAATGTAAATGCAAGACCGCCTGTACCGGTAATTATCATTGTATTTGTACCCGGGTTGTATGTTAGTCCAGTGTCGGTAAACAATGGAAGATTTCCATTAGTTGCTGTTGCAAACAATGGATAATGCACTGCATTAGTTGTATTTCGCGGTGTTACTGCTGCATTCGTTGCAGTTGCAGCATTTCCAGAAGTATTAGCATTAATAGTACCAGGGAGACTTATTGTAAATGTCCCATTTGCATAACCTACTGTAATTTCATTGCTGGTTCCGTTAATTAATACAGTGCTTCCTAGTGCAATATCACTGGTTGTTGAATTGCTTCCAAACGTAATATTATCATCTGCTAACATAGCATTAGTTACGCCGTTATTGGCAATATTAATCCAGCCATTGGTTGCACTAAACGTGTTGCTGCTGAAGCTTACTATACCGCGATCGTTTGCAGTAATTCCGGCAGCACTTGCTCTAGTCGTGGCTGCGTTTAGACTTAACTTGCTTTGTAAAATTGCTGCAGATGCGTTAACGTCGGCATTAATAACTGCGCCGGCGTTGATGCGTGCAGAAATTTGGCCACTTGCTAAATCAAACGAAATGTCCGAAACAGCAGCATCGGTACTTGGTGCTGCATTAATCCATTGCAAACTGCTTGCGTCGTATAGTAAAAAGTCTCCGTCTGCAGGAGTAGTAATTGTAACATCAATTAATTCTGAAAGTTCGTTCTGCAGATCTATCAAAGTATCAACATAGTTTTTGTTAACACCATCTAATCCCGAAGTAGGCAAAGCTAGATTGGTAATTTGATTACCGCCCAAGCTAAGGTTGCCAGTCATCGAATCTCCAGACTTTTTAACAGCAGCACCACCAATAATGTCAGCTGGGTTAATGAAAGATCCGTTTCTATCCCACCCTAGTCGATTGTTGATATATCCTTCAACTGCTGTTTCAACAGGAACCGAATCTGCAGTTGCATTTGTAAATGTAGTATCTGCTGAAAATTCGTTTACACGCACACCGCGCTTGAATCCAATTCCGTCAATGTTTGTAAGAACAAGTGCAGCATTAAATGTAATTCGTCCAGTTCCTTGGTCAACTGTAAAGAATCTACCTACACGGAAGAATCCGTCTTGGTCGGTGCTTGCAAAGAACACTCGTCCTCTTGTACGTTCTTGAACTTGTGCTTTAGCATTCAATCCTGTACTGTCTACACTTTCTTCGTCAGTTACTGCATTTATTGCAGGTGCGCCGTAAATTTTATCTGGATAGTTAGTAGTATTGTATCCGCCTGTTCCGATATCCAAGAAGTCATGACTTGTAGCACGACATGTTGAAATGTTTATAGTAACTGATCCAGTTTCTCCTGCTTCGAGTCCTGCTTTAATGGATATGTTATCGCCAATGGTGCTGTCGGCTCTTGCTGCTAGCCCAGTGCCAGTGTATGCTGGGTTGATGCTGTACACATCTTCAAATGTTACAATACCAAAGCTTAGTCCGTCTAGGCTATTTGTGCCACTTGAGTCAGTAACATCGGAATATCCTGTAACTTTGTGTAGCTTTCCTGCCCATGTAAAGACCATGCCTAGAATTCTGTCTTGATCAATTGGTAAAAGTGTACCAATTGCTAGATTAAGGTCACCTTGTGTTTGGCCTAGATTAGTACCGCCCGAGGCTGCCGCGCCGATATTTGAGTCAACTGTGTAATCAGCACCAATTGCATATCCTGCTCTGGCATTTGAAGTTAATAAGTCAAGGTATTCAAAGTTTGTATCAAATGTAACTCTTGACTGAATTCCAACTACTGAAATATTTCCAACAATTGTGTTTTCAAATGCAATTGTTCTATATGTAAAATCGTACTCGTCAAATACAAGTGCAGTACTTGGACGAGTAAATGTATCCGAATCGATACCATTAATTAAGAAGTTTTGCTTTAATCTATAAACACCCATTGTGCCAAACGATGTTGCTTCTTGTAGTCCAGTATCACCAGTGACAACTCCACTTGACAGATCAAGTCTCCAAATCTTTGCTTGAATTGCACTTCCACTGTTGCACAATGATGTAATTGATGCAGCTGGTATTTCTACAACAGTTTCTGATGCATTTACCACGTCGTATGGTTGATACAATCCGCTGTCGTGTAGAATTTCTATTTCGCTTGCATTTAACGGATAATTTTTTAAGTCGTATACATATATTGATATATCCCCGGCTGCGCCTGTAAATCCTCGATTTACAACCGAACTAGGCACACCAAGTGACCCCCCTCCTTGTTCGGTTACACTATCAGTTGAATTAAATACGCCACCTGTTGAACTTTGTATAAATAATGTAGTATCTGTTCCGTCATAGTTGGCAAACGCAAGAATGCCAACTGTCGAATTTTGGCTAATTTCTTCGCCGTTGGTTAGACTCGATGTTTGGTCGCCAGCAAACACTAATTCTTGCGAAACTGCAAATATCTTAGCTGGCTGAACATGATCCTGTGCAAGAGTAATAGCAGTCGCTTCTTCGTCCGGGTCACTATCGGCAGCAATCATTCCAAATGTACCGTAACTGTTGTTACCAGTTAGTGATCGAATCTGTGAGCCTGTGCCTGCATAGTAACCAATATGACAATAATAAGTAAATACAGATACCAATTCGGCTAGTGCGTTATTAATAACTACAATACCGTATCCCAAATCGTTAATTTGGGTATAGTCGTTTGCCAGCATTGACTTGTTGCCAGCACCTTGCAGGACAATCTGCTGAGACGATGCGCTGGCAGTAAAGCCGTTGCCATTGTTGCTGTTTTCACTTATGATTAAAGTTGCGCTAGCAACGCCAGATCCGTTGTCTGCAACATAGTTTGCAATAGCATTAATTTGGTATCGCACTCCGTTAACAAAATACGATGCAGGAGTCTTGGGACGCCTAATTCCTAATCCAGATGTTGAAGCTGCTTCAACATCTATTGTAAAGTTGTTGCTTTTACTAGTAATGGTAACAGGCATATTGTAGGTATATCCGTCAACAAACATTCCTCCTGCAAACGTCTTAATATTTTTACTTGCACTAAAACTTGAACATGTTTGTACGTACGGTGATTTAGTTTGGATCGATCCTTCGGGATCAAGCACCATCATAAATCCGCCTTGGCGCTGCGCTGTTAAGTTTCTTACAATGGTACCGTCATTCGCTAAGAATACATCTATCTCGCTGTTGTTCTTTGGCGTACTCAAAGGATCCGTTGGATCGGTTAAATAGTGATATCCGTAATGTCCGGCAGTAACACCGGTGTCTGGATCTATTTGTGCTTCACCGGAGTTAGTTAATATAAGTCCGTCGAGCACTGCGTCTCTATAAAAATATGTTCTAGCTGATGCACTTTGACTCACACCAGGCGCAGGTCGAATAATTACACGTCTAAATTCGTCACCCTTGACCGAAGTGTTGTTAGGAATACGTATAGGAAGTTGCTCTTCGTATATGCCCGATTCGATAATAATTGTAATTTGTGTTGCTTTAACCAAGTTACCAAAATCTAATTCTTCGTTGGCTGTAAATTCAATTGATGACAATAGTTCTAATTCAACTGTGTCATAAGTAGGATTACCGGGTGTTTCGGATCCTCTTGCATAGGTTACGATTCTGCCAACAGCGCCGCTGGTCTTTCCTAGTATAACTTTACCCGGAATAAGATCAGCATTTGGTGTAAGATCAGACGGATTGCCGGATTGAATAGTATATTTGTCCGGTCCGCTGTGAATCCACAAATTATAGTAGTTAGGTGCTTCGACTAACATTGGATCGTCAGTAGTCTGGTCAATTGTATTTAGAACATCGTCAAACCTGTTGCTAACAGCAGTATACCACTGATCAGAAGTTGTGCCCAATGCACTTGCAATTTCTGCAAGTATAAGAGTCTTGGCTTGTAAAATTCCAAATGCTGTTTCGGTGTATTGCCCATTTGGGTCAATTGCAATTTCGGAATTTGGATTTGCAAAGTACCGAAGTCCTGCAAATCTTGACAAATAGTTATGTTTAATCGTTGTAGTACTTGCTTCGATGTCTAACTTAACGCTGTCTAGTATTAGTCCAATATCTCTACTGTAAGTCGCTTCAGAATAAACAAAATTAGGAAATTCTGCATTGACAGCTAACATTGTAGCTGTAATGATCTTGGCACGTTCAGACTCAATTGTTGTTGCAACAATTGTCTGATTTCCTGCAGTTTGGTATCCAAATCCAGTTAACGAATTATCTGTTGGCAGCAAATAAGAATTAAATGTATCTGTGCCGTCTTGGTATTGAATTACTTGAACATAAGGACCTGCTTCAACCTCGGATGCTTCCTGTATTCGTGCTGCTTTAGCACACGCTGCTTCGACACTAGCAAACGAATAGCTGTTGCTACGGCCTTTTTTACCAGGAGGAGACAGCGTTTGGGCATCATCGCCTGCTTTTGTAACATAAAGATTTACGTTGCTACTATAAGAACTGCTGTCAACATAAAATTTTGTTGCTGCTTGTAAGTCATGCTGACTGTTTGGCGTTCCTAGTCCTGCAAACGGTGTAGGGTGGTCGAATAAATCCAGTGCTCCAGTCATTGTATCGCCGCCTAAATTTACATAATTTATATCAGCATAACCTTTTGATATCAAAAGGTTATTTTCATTAATTACCGGGGCGCCGTGTGTGTTATTAAATGCATTAACAAGAGAAGTAGTATTGCCGCTGACTAATGCATCCTGTATAAAATTACTGTATGCCGCTACTGTACCGATCCTAAACGGACTTTGCACAGATGGCGCAGGATCGGTACTTATTTTAGCATTAATTGATTTAACTATTAATTTATCCCCTGCAACTTCAAAGCTCACAGTGTTTTTAGGATCACTTGGGTCGTTTGTGCCAGCATCTGAAACAAATTCAAAGAATCCAATTCCGGTGCTGTCTTGCTTTACTAAAGTAACTTTGCCTTCGTTGCCAATTAATGTATCGGGTGTATCGGTAAGAGTGGTAAAATCAATATTCCCACCGAGACCAAAGATTGCATACAGTTCTGTAAAGTTTTCATTAACTTTGCGAAAACTTTCTCTAATACTGTCTCCGGTGCCGTCGTTTCCTTCTACTCCGGTATTAACATCTTGTTTTGCCATATTATAACTCCATTAAACAGCAGATTGTGCTAGCTTATCCATATCAAAATTTACCGAAACGCCGCAACCACATGCCGATGCAGCATTTGGATTGTTGATCTCAAAATTAGAACCTACCAAGCTGCGCACATAATCAATCTCAGTGCCAATTAAAAACATTAAACTCGTTGAACCGATTATAAATTTTCCAGTGCCTGCCTCGACCACTTCGTCGCCGGCGCGAACCTCTGACTCAGAGCCAACTGTTCCCCAATCGTACTCAAATCCGGCGCAGCCACCACCTTTTAAATTAAGACTAATTCCATAAACGTTATTCTCGTCACAGATTGCATTAATTTGTGTTTTTGCTGACTCAGTTAGTGTGCAAATATTCATAATAATTCCTTCTATATATTTATTGCTATTTTTTATAATCTTAATGTAAATACAGTATGTTCATTAAACAAAGTACCATTGAGACATCCTATATAAGAAAAAGCAAGCTTGGTGCGGAACATGTCTATTCTAGGAAGAAAACAATTGTACATTTCCGTTGCGATAATTGCAACTCGGAATTTACTAGATCACGCGGGAGCATGGATCCAAAGAGACTAAGTAATAATTATTTTCATGTTTGTTCTGCATGTAACGTAAAGCAGTTCGCCCAACGCAAGGGCGTCGAGCGTAAAAGTGTATGGACAATGAGTGCTAGCAGCAACTTGCCAATTGGCAAGTTATGAAGGCTTGCGCAATGTGTTAACTGTGGTTGCAGTTGCTTTTTGATCGTTGCTTACGCCGCGGATCTTTTTCTCCAGAGTCTGCATTCGCTGATCCTGTTCGCGCAGCTTTTGCTCTAGGCCTTGTACATATTTCTGTGTAGGAACACTGCGTTCAACGCCGTCTTCGCCTAACATAGAATAATGGTCTACTCCTTGGCCACGGAGTCCTCCAAGTACTCGGTTTGGATTTTTATCAGCAGCAGGTGCATTTACGCGACTATACATTTGTTTTATATGATTCATACTGATATTTATCATGCACGCATTACCAAATAATATTATTTGAGCAACATATAAACGGTATAATATTTGGGCTTAAAGTAAAATTTCTGACGGATAATGTCTCCAGGTCCATCGACAACTGTCATTACCGTTGTTGCCTTGCGTAGAAACATGTTCTTGCCAGTGTACCAGCAAAACGCAAAAGGATTAAAACAACGACAGTCATTGGTATCCATTGTCCGATACTTAATCATCCAGTCGCAAATAGTTTGATGATCTGGGTTGTGCCAGTTATCTGATTCAAGTTTTGGCACGAATGCAGCCTCTCCGAACATTACGAACATGCATTCCAGCATCGCTATTCGAAACTCCGGTCGGCCTAGCCACTTTTGTTTTCTGTTGTGCATGCTCATGTAACCTTTCGCAGGACAAATTTTTCATTTTGCTTTCTACCATAATATCTGCATGTGGAGAAAATTCTAAGGCCCAGTCATTGACTGCATGATTCCACATAAAATCGCTGTGTGCGCGTAGTTTGCCTTTTTTGTAGCCCTGTGCTAGCAAAGTCGGCATGTTGGGTCTTACAGAGTCGCTATGACCGTCTAAGACGTCTGCACGGCTCACGCTATAATGTATAGCAGGCCTAATGCCGCGCCAGCTGTCGATCACACGCTTGAATCTGTCATCAGACGGCAATATGTATTCGCCTTCTCTGCACCAATGGTGATGTATATCTAGGACCAGGGCCAAGTCTTTGGATAATTCAAGGCTGTCTTCGATGCCCCACTTGTTTTCATCGTTCTCAATGGTAATGCAGTTTCGTGCTTCTGTAGACAATCGTTGAAGCGCACGCTTGATACCGGCTGGACCTTCGCGTCCTGCGATGTGGACGTTACACTTGAAATCTTGGAACTTCTGTCCATAGCCCATCCACCTGATGAGATTCGCATGATATTCAAACTCCGCTATACTTCTATTTACAATTTCCGGGTTATCACTGGCAAGGACGACGAATTGTCCGGGATGCATTGATATTCGCACATCAAGGGCTCGTGCCGCGTCGCCGACTTTTCTGTAATGGGTATCACAGTACGCAACCACGTCACTACGAGTCCAAAAATAACTCCAATCAGCATGGGTAGCACAAGGAAGCTGATTGCTACCCAATCTAACCATACGAAGTTCAGGAATAAGGGTTCCAACATATTCTACCAATCTCTTTGCAGCAGCTGAGTTGTGTACCATAATGTCCCATAGCCGCTGTTCTGCGACATCACGTGTTTGTCTGTTAAGCCATGCAACTGTAGTGGCCCGCTCGGTTAGAGGACGTTGTAATTCCTCTAGAATCTTTGTCTTCTGTGTCTGATCCGGATGCAAGTATTTACAGGCCCAACCAATCCGCTTTATATCTTGTTTAAACATATTTTTTTCCGTATTTGCAAGCAATTGTATAAATACAGTATACACTATTTACAAGGGAAGTCAATGGCAAACTTATCAAAATCAAGAAAAAACAAATATCATCTAATATACAAAACTACAAATTTAATTAACAGTAAGGTTTATATAGGCGCACACTCTACTAACGACATTAACGATGGATACATGGGTAGTGGAAAAATGCTACACTATGCAATTAAAAAATACGGTGCAGAAAACTTTAAAAGAGAAATTTTGCATCTGTTCGATTCTCCTGAGGAGATGTTCGAAAAAGAAAAAGAAATTGTCACTGAAGAATTTGTTAGCAGGTCTGACGTTTACAACATTGTAACTGGAGGTTTCGGAGGATTTAATAAAGGATCAAAGAATCTTAGACATATTACTAATACCAACACAGGCGAAGTTATAGCAGTTGACAAAATTAAATTAAAAGAATTCTTAAACAATGGTTGGTTTTTAGGAGGAGTAGAACCGTCTAACAAAGGAAAGGTTTATGTTTATAAAGGTAATAACCGAATAGCAATAGATTCTCTTGAAGTAGACAAATACCTTAAGGAAGGCTGGCAGTTGGGTTATGCCAAATCTCCTACTAAAGGAAAAATATGGATATACCATAAAATCAAAAATAGATATACTTTATGCGAAGAAGCTGAACTTGAAGATTATATAAATCAAGGATGGATTAAAAAGAAGTGGGCACCAATTAAAAAAGGATCAGTTTGGATTAATAAAGAAGGACAAAGGAAAAGAATAGATAAAGATTTATTAGACGAATATTTATTATTAGGATGGACTAAAGGCAGAAAATAAAATTTATACTTTACCTGCTAGTATTTTAAAGATTTTATAATACGTATTCTTACATTGTTGTAAGGCCCAATCCAGTTGTTTTGCTGGCATGTCGTCGACAACCAAGTCAATATCCTTTTCTAAGTTATTATTTGAATACATCCTTTTGAACATCAAACGGTTGTGATCGTCTAGCTTAAATAGGATGCGCTTGATTTCAGATCTCTTTTGTTTTGGTGTCATGCTGTATTATATACTCTTATTTCCAATTTTGAAGAGGCCATGCATCAATACAATCGTGGATGTTAGGTTCGCCATGAAACACTGCTATACTAGTATCTGGCAAAATAGTCGGATTACCTGGTGATTTAAATGTGCGCTTGCCGTTGACTATTACAAGTTCCTGGCGTCCGCGCATTTCCCATTTGTAACTTTGCATCCATTCGTCAGGCCAAAACGCATAATCTTTTATGTTCTTGTACATAAAGTCTTGATCCCCAGGATATCTTCGTGTATGGACTTGTATATTTGAAGTAAAGTCTTTGTAAAGTGCATTGTGTGTGCCTGTAGTAACTCGAAATACACTGCTGTTCATCCTGTCCCAATTTTGTCGGACTTGGCGGTTGAAGTCTCTAATGATCAAAAAGTTGTTGTTTGGCTTGTAGGTAAACAGTTTATCGATACTTCTAAAAATAATCAAATCTAGGTCTAAAAACAAAACAGTTCCGTCAAACGGCAGATCGCTGCTGAGAAAGTAAGGCTTGTACCACCATCCTGTTACAGGCAGATCAGGCAAGGACTCTATTCTAATATTTGGATCAATGCCCTTGCTGTTTTCAGTAAAGCAAACAAACTCATGATCCACACTGAGATTTCGTTTAACCATGTTGTACAAGTTGTTGACATATTCTGGGCTGTACTTTGTACCCCACTTTAGACAGACGACATATCTTTTGCAGTCGGCTACCAAAGGAAGGCCTGCTCTAACACTGGCCTTCCTTTGTCGCTTTTCGTCCTTGGTTTCAGTCAATGGAAAAGATTGCACTGTTCGCGCCATGTTCGGAACACTCTGCGCTTACACACCAGCAACGGTCAAGTGTTGCCTCGCGAATAAGCTTATCAGCAAATAAAAACGCATGTTCTGCAAATTTCTCTGCTCCTACACCGTTGAATACTCTTATCTCAGCCAATCCCAATTGTTGTAATTCAAGAAACTTGTACAAGAATGGATCGTCTTGGTCGATTGCAGTCTTGTGATCAAAGTTATCTTCTAGCCATGCCTTTAATGGTTTGAGACCACCAAAGTCCACAGCCCAATTTTTATTATCAAGATTGTTACATCCAAATATAAATTTAAATCCCAAACTGTATCCGTGTAGTAGATGACAATGCGAATGGTCTGCGTTGGGTTGTCGAAACACTGCCGATAAGCCAATTTGGTGTCCGTATGTTTTAGTTGAATAAAATGCCATTATAACTCCTATGTTAATGGAGTGTGCGGAATATTTTGAGTGGGGCGAACACATAGTCCACTTCTATTCTTTATAATAACATGAAATAAAGGCCACGTCAACTAATTTCGTCTCTAACTTTTTTAACTTCGGTCTTTACATCGACTAAATCAATGGAATTTTTTATCATCATTTTAACTAAAAACATAATAGTAATCATGGTCCAGAACCACCATGAAACTGCAATCACAGACCACGCAATTAATACCACTAAAAATATATTGTGTTCGCCAATTAGATTTAGGTGGTAGAGTGCACCACTGCCACCTACGAATACTACAGGAATAATAAAGGCCAGGCGGCTCCATATTCTGGCTTGTATTCTGACATTATTTAATTTGTGTTCCATATATGTATTTAAATCTTATTGTCAATTGTTAAACTAGCCGTATTACACATCATGAAAATAGCGCCCGATGGGCGCTATTTTCCTTATTATTAGATGTTATGCAGGTGACTGCGGCTGCGCCCCACCTGCATTTGCAGGGCTAACTCTTGTTACACGAACGTAATGAAAGCTGCGCCAGCCTTCGGCGTTTAGGTCCCATACTGTGACATTTTTAGCGTCCACTGGGTTTGTTTCCTTGACATCCTGTCCAATGTCCGCTTCGCTTTTCCACTTGTGTTCGGGCAAGTATTGAGGAGCAAGTGTGCATGTCATTACACGCTGGTCTCCATTTAACTTATTGAACGTAACTTGGTATACATCTTTGTATAGCATCCCCAACAACATTCCTTTGGTAGGAATATCCTTTAGTGTTGCCAATGATTCATCGGGTTGTGATAAGTTTGTCTGCGAGTCCAAAATCTACTGCCTCCTGTGCTGATAAGAATGTGTCAAACTTCATGGTTTCATAAAATTCGTCGTATTCTTTGTTTTGACTGTTGTGTTTAACGTAGAGCTCTGTCAAGCGTTCATTAAGACGCTTAGATTCTGCATGACTTCGAATAGTATCTTCAATCTGCAGTTCTGTAACGTGTACAGATCCGCTGGTGCCGCGTGTGCCACTGCTCACGCGATGGATCATTGTGCGACTTTCAGGTAACACAAACCGCTTTCCTGGTGTTCCGGCTTGTGCTAACAAGCTTCCCATGCTAGCAGCTTGACCTATTACAATTGTTTTAACGTCGGGCTTGATAAACTGCATTGTGTCGTAAATGGCAAGTCCTGCTGTAACTGCGCCGCCACCGGAATTAATGTAGAGACTGATATCTTTGTCGCTGTCAGCAGCCTCCAGAAACAGTAATTGTGCTACTATCAAGCTGGACATTGTATCTTCTACAACGCCTTGCAACATAATAATACGATCCTTGAGTAGGCGACTAAAGATATCGTATGAGCGTTCTCCTCGACTGTCTTGCTCGACGACCATTGGTACTAGTGGCATTGGATTCCTTTCTAATGCATTACTTTTAAAATGATGGTATCTGCGTTGATACGACCGTTTAGTTTCGTGTCGGTGGTTTTGATTACTTCCATGAACTTGCGCAGCTTGATCTTGCCCGCTGCTTTAAATTCCTTAAGTTGGTCTTCAGTTTTGCGCAATGTCTTTTGCACGCTTTTTGTTTCGTCAAATCCAATAATTGTAGTTCCTTTAACAGTCATTGTATTTGTATACTCGTCTGCAACATACTTCCCGAGCTTGCGCGTCTTGGTATTGAAGATCCAGATCTCTGTAGAGTTAATAAGTTCTGTTGGGTTGACCGAAGTAAGCTGATACTTGTCATCCTTATCTTTGTACTTCAACTTTGCAATCAATTTGTCTGCACTAACTGCCTTCTTGACACGCGGCTTACGAGTAGCTTTTGCAGATTCAATTACCATCATGCACGCACCATCTACTGTTTCCAATGCATCAAGGTATGCCTTTGCATCTTTCTTAGCAAGGTGATTATACCCTTCTCTAAATTGCGATGCAAGTTCTTTTTTAATAGGGTCCTTAATCTTGGCAATCGACTGAGGAGTAGGCATATGATTGGCTATAAGCCGAGCTTCGTTGAGTTCGCTTTTGTAAAATCTTTGAATTTTACGTGCATGGGCTTGCGAAACTTTCTTGGTTGCAAAATGTGCAGTAAAGTCAAACCCTTTTGGATTGAAATTCTTTTTGTCGGTTATAAAACTATCAAGCCATTCTTCGATAGCGTCACATGCGTCTTTGGATTGCTCTGTAATGCGTTCTTGTATCGAAGGTGCAACCGTAGATACCTTTTTAGTTTCAGTTTTCTTTTCTTCTACAATTGCTTGTCCTTGTTCGATCAAACCTTCTACAAATTTAACAATTCCAAGTTTGTAGTCATCGGGTACGATATCGGCCTGAACTCTTAACAAGTAGGCAGTTGTGGCCCAGTGACTGTGGTTCGAGATTCTCCAATCAGTGAGCTTGTTGATAACAGCAACTGTCTTTTTGTCGTAATGTGTCTTAATATACAACTTAATCTCTTCGCCCCAGCCTCTAGAGTCAACTTCGTAATGGATGTACCATTTTGCCCATATCCAACTGTCGGTTGGTGTTAATGCAATTCCGCTTTTACGAACTGCCCGTACTGTTTTTTTCTTTTTTGGCATAAGCGATTTGGCCATGCAATTCTCCTAGTGTTAATATACAGTATACAGTTATCTCTGTAGATTGTCAATACGAACCGTAGTTGAGATTGTAAAATGTTTCTTGTTTTTTTGTAATAGTAAAACAATACACTACTACAGTCAAATGAGGCGCAGGGTCATAGAATGCTTGTACAGTTGTCTCAGTGGACGTTTTGCACAAGTATGCAAGCCAAGGCATTCGGGGTGTCATATCTTGCAATTTACCTAGATACACTTTGCTGTCAGAAATTGCCAGAGATTTAGGGTCGTAGTCAAAGTTAAAAGTTACAGATATTTTCATTCTACATCTTCTACGTTGCACATATCTCCAAACCTGAGCCGAAAATAAGTCTCGTATTCTGCAGGCAGATTCCACGTTGTTACACAGTGTCGAATAGTACCAGTGCCGTCGGTTAACACAGTTTTATCCTCCATTGCACCATGGGCCCGAAGGTACTTTACCCATTCAAGCTCTTCCCAGTTGCGCAATGCATCACAGACTGCCTTTTCTTGCCCGTACAACATAAGATTGTATCGTTGTAACTTTAACGTAACCTTAATCATTCTACAAGGTGTTGTCCGTTTGCTACCAACACCATTAATATTTTATAGTTGTTGTATGCTTTCATCACAGCTGGATTATTGTCTCTTATCTTTGCTTCAAACTCTAATTTCTTTATATATTCACTTTCCCAACTGTGCCGGGGATGAAATACCAATGATTCTATACTATAACATAAGTCAGTAAAGTTTGATTCCGACAGCGTAATTTCTACTCCGTTGGATGTTTGATAATTAATAGGAGAGATCAGTGAACCTGGTGTTTGTGTCTGCCAATAGTCTTGAGGGACTGCTGTATGGTAGGTGCGATGGCTGGGTTGAATTATTGCGCCAAACCGCTCCTGTAGAATGTCTTGACCAGATTTGTTATGTACGCTGTCCACTAATAT